CCACACCCCCCCCCCCGCCATCACCACCACCACATTTCCCCTCTCTCTTAAAAAAAAAATCTTCAATAAGCTCATTATATAAAAGGCGGTGGAAAAAACTTCCCGCCGCCCCGCCCTCATTCGTTTCCCCCTCGTTTCAATCGCTTCTCTCGAAAAAACCGCTTCAATCGTCTCTCTCTAAAAAAAAACCCTCATTTTCCCTCAAAAAATCCCACCAAACATAAACCCCATTCCTAAAAAATAAAAACCTCGCCCCTTTTTTAATAAAAAGTCCACCACCACAACCGCCTCTTTTTATAAAAAGCCCTTACTTCGCCCCCGTAATCGAAAAATCCATACAATGAAACTCATCCCCGCCCTCCTTATCGGGCTGCTCAGCTTCAGCCCCCATGCGTTTGCCGACACCGTCACCCTCCCCTCTGGCGACGACGTATGTCCCCTCAGCTCGCTCGACCTCACCACCGTCACCTATTTCGACGACAGCGGCAAAAACAGCGTGCAGGCCGACAAGGCCACCTTCGGCACCGACCTCCTTGTGCGCGGCACAACCTACGCGAGCGGAGTCGGCACCCACGCCCCATCCAAGTTTGTGGTGAAGGTCAACGGGGCCACCGAGTTTCACGCCCTCTTCGGCATCGACGACGCGGCGGCGGTCAATTCCGACGGCTTTCCCTCCCACGTCAAGGCGGGAGAAACCCCTGCGCAAGAGGGCGGGAAGGACGGCACAGAGCGCGTCGGGAGCGGGAGCGCTTTTGTCCCCGCGAATGGGCGCGAGCACGCCAAGGCGCATTTCTTCGTGGCCAGAGGTGATGGAGAGAAGGTGTTCCGCCACGGCGGAGGGCGACCACTGGAGCACTTCCATGCCGCTCACTGGGGAATATACGTGGCCGGCGCGGGCGTAGAGCAGGCGCAGATAGTCGTAAATCTCCGTTACCGTGCCTACTGTGGAGCGGCCCCCGCCCGAGCCGCTTTGCTGCCCAAGGGCTACGGAGGGGGGCATACCGCCCACGATGGGGCGGGAGTTTGGAACAAATGCCTCTGTGGCAGGAATGCCTTCTGCCGCGCCCGCTATGGCGGGGTTGGCAGAAGAGGGGGTTGCGGCGGTGTGGGCAGGCAGGCGCAGGAACTGGCGGGCGTAGGCAGAGAGGGAGCTGACATAGCGGCGCATACCCTCTGCATGGAGGGTGGCGAGGGCGAGGGAGCTTTTCCCGCTGCCCGAAACGCCTGAGACTACAACGAGCCGCCCTAATGGCACGCTTAGGCGGGAAATGCGCAGGTTGTTCGCCCCTGCGCCCCGCAGCGTGACAGCCCCGTGGACGAAGATGGGGTTTTGCTCTTCCATTTTTTTTCGAGAGAAGTGAGAAAGTGATTTCTTGAGAGAAAGTGAGAATGCGGGGGCAAAGGTTGTGTAAGGTGAGCGCAAGGCATTGCCAAAAGGTAGTGATTTTTCACACATGGGGGCGTGGCCGTGCGCTTGATGAAGCACAAGGCGACGCGCTGAAAGAAAAAAACATTCTCGAAACTTGGCCGTTTTTTGAGAACGCTGCGGGGGCAGGAGTGACCCGCTCCATATAACCAAACCAAAAAAATAGTGAGACTATGAAAATGAAAAAAAATTTTTTGAAGACTTGCGGCGGTCTGGCCGCGTTCTTCCTCTTGGCTGGCGTGGCCGGCCATTTCGACCGCCTCGACGAGGAGGTAAACGAAATGAAAAACAATGGCTCCTACTGGGAGATGGCGGAAAGCCATCCGGGCTTGACGGATGAGGAGCTTGTGGAGCTTCGCGACAGCATTGAGGAGGCAAACCGCAAAATGATTGAGGGGGCAGAGAGAGAGGTAAAATGTGACAGCGTGGAGGGCTGCGGCGAATGATTTGCGTGAGCGACATCAAGCTGCCGCAGGAGTTTTTCAGCCCTTGCTGTGAGAAAAACTTCGCGCCCACCATGGGCGGCCTCTTGAAGGAGCATTTTGAGGTGGCCGACTTGGAAGAGTTCCGCCGCGCCACGCCCCGCGTGACCGACTGGCTCGACTTTGGCTTGATGAAAATATCCTACCGCCCCTTCGACCAGAAATATGCCTATTGGACAGGCCGCAGCGGTCTCATATCGCACCCGCGCACGGCCACGATGCGCCACCTTTACCCGTGGTGGTGGCAGTGGGGCACACGCCCCATGCTCCGCAAGGTGGGCGCGATGACACGCGGCGAGCTGGAGAAATTTTATGAAAAGGCGCAAAACATTTATTTTGACCTTCCCGTCGCGCTAATCGGTGTGTGCTTTCTCTCCGCCCTGCGCTGCTGCTGGTACGAGATGCAGATAAGAGAGCGGGGCTTGCGCAACGAGCCGGCAAGGCAGGGGACACTCTTCTAATGGAATGAAAACTAATGATACCAAGAGATTTCATAGAGCGCGTGCTTGACCGCGCCGACATTGTGGAGGTGGTGACGCGCTCGGGCGTGGAGCTTCGCAAGGCGGGGCGCGACTTCGTGGCGTGCTGCCCCTTCCACAATGAGAAAACGGCGAGTTTCCACGTATCGCCCACCCGCCAGACGTGGCACTGCTTCGGGCAGTGCCAGGAGGGCGGCAACGCCATCGGCTTCCTCATGCGGCGCGATGGCGTGGGCTTCGTGGAGGCGGTGAAAAGGCTTGCCTCCATGGTGGGCATGGAGCTTGAGGAGAAAGAGGAGACCGCGCAAGAGCAGGCGGAGCGTCTGAAAAAAGACCGCCTGCGCTCCATATTGCAGGGCGTGCAGGAGTTTTACGCATCTATTCTTAACGGGCAGGACAAGGGCGCGAAGGCCGCCCGCTCCTACGCCGTGGCGCGGTGGGGCGAGAGCTATTGCGCCGAGATGGGGCTGGGCTACGCGCCCGCCGCGTGGGACACCCTCGCCCGCCACGCCCGCGAGAAAGGATGGCCCGATGACCTGCTCATCGAGCTTGGCCTTTTGAAACGCTCCGAGAAAGACGGGCGCGTGTTCGACTTCTTCCGCGACCGCCTCATGATACCCATACGCACGCGCTCACGCCAAGTGGCGGGCTTCACCGCACGCGACATGGGCGCAGACCCGCACAGCCCCAAGTATATCAACTCGCCCGCAAGCTCCGTCTATAAGAAAGGCGAAATGGTGTGGGGCATGGACACCGCAGCCCACGAGGCGGCGAGGCAGGAAAAATTTTACATCGTGGAGGGCGCGGCGGACGCGATGAAGATGCAGGCCGCAGGCATTGACAACGTGGTTGCCCCCCTTGGCGGGGCGTTGACCGAGGCGCAGCTGCTCCTTTTGAGGAAAACGGCAAGGGCCGTGTGCTTCATCAACGATGCCGACCCGCTACGCCCAGATGAGACCGACCCGCTCAAGCGGTGGGGCGCGGGCATCGCCTACGTCGTCAAGAATGGAGAGCTTGCCCTGCGCTGCGGCCTCATGGTGAGCGTGCGCGAGCTGCCAACAGCCGAGGGCAACCAAAAGCAAGACCCCGGCTCGTTCTTCACCTCCGCCGAGATGCTGCAAAGGCTTCCCGAGGAAGACTTCATCACGTGGGCGGCCTCCAAGCTCTTCAGCAAGGACGACGCGCCCGCCGCACAGACCGGCGCGGTGAAGCGGGTGGCGGAAATGCTATCCCTGCTCACCGACGACCTGCGCCTTGAGATGATATTGCCCGACGTGGCCAAGCGGCTCAAAGGCACGCGGCGCGACTGGCTGCGCTCCCTTGTCAACAAGCTCCGCTGGGAGCGCCAGCAGGGGAAAAAGAAAAAGGACGACGGAGTAGACCTCCGCCAGTACGGTTTCTACGAGGAGCGCGGGCGCGACAACTTTGGCTACTGGTCACAGACCGAGAAAGGCGGCGATGTGCAGTGGTCAAACTTCACCATGCGCCCCCTCTTCCACATCAAGAGCGAGGACAAGCCCCTGCGCCTCTTCTACCTCAAAAACGAGAAAGGCCGTGAGGACATTGTGGAGATGACCATGGAAGACCTCAACTCGCCCGCCAAGTTCCGCGCCAAGATTGAGGGAGTGGGCAACTACCTTTGGATGGGCAGCGACCGCGACATGGTACGCCTCAAGCGCTACCTCTACGACCAGACCGAGACGGCCTCCATCGTGCGGCAGCTCGGATGGAACGCGGCGGGCTTCTACGCATGGGGCAATGGCATCTGGGCAAACGGCGACTTCACCACAGCCGACGAGTTTGGCATAGTGCGGCTCGACGGCAAAAACTGGTACATACCCGCCGCATCGCGCCTCTACGCCTCCGACCCCCTTTCCTTCGAGCGCGAGCGCAAGTTTGTCCACCTCCGTCTGCAAGAGGTGCAGGCTGGCGACTACCTCAAAAAGTTTGCCGCCGTCTATGGCGACAACGGCAAGGTGGGGCTAATGTACTGGGTGGCCTCGCTCTTCCGCGACATTGTGGTGAGCCACACCGACAAGTTCCCCATCCTTGACCTCTTCGGGCCAAAGGGAAGCGGAAAGAGCCAGATGGCCGCCGCCCTCATGAGCTTTTTTGTAACCGGCTACAAAGCCCCCAACATACAGAGCGCAACGCCCGCCGCGCTCTCCTACGAGGTGGCCGCCACGAGCAACGCCCTCTGCCACATCGACGAGTACAAGAACGACATCGACGCGCGGCGCATCGACTTCCTCAAGGGTCTCTACGACGGCGCGGGGCGCATGAAGATGGGCGGCGCAAGCTACGACAAGGTGGAGATGACCTCCGTCAAGACGGGCATCGTGCTATCGGGGCAGGAATTGCCCACGGCTGACATCGCCCTGTTCCACCGCTGCGTGTTCCTCTCGTTCCCAAAGAGCGAGTTTTCGCCCGATGAAAAGGCGCGTTTCGACGAGCTGCGGGCGGTGCAGCGGCTCGGTCTCTCCTCCATCACGCTCGACGTGCTTGCCCTGCGCAAAAAGTTTGAGGCCAGTTTCCGCGATGTATATGCCCTCACCACCGCCGACATCAACCAGTCGCTTCGCGGCCAGTCGGTGGAAACGCGCCTCTTGGAGAACTGGGCGAAGGTTCTCGCCGCCTTCCGCTGTGTGGAGGACAACCTGCGCTGGCCCATGACCTACGCCGAGATGCTCCCCAAGGTCACCGCCATGCTCATCCGCCAGAACAAGATGAGCGGAGCGGGCAACGAGCTCTCAAAATTTTGGGAAATGGTGCAATATCTTCACGACGAGGGCAAAATCTACGAGGAGGGCGACTATCAGATACGCCTCTTGCAGCAGTTCGACACCGACACAGGCCGCCGCGACCTCGCCCGCCCCATCCGTGTGCTGTTCCTCAACCCTTCGCGCGTGTTCGCCCTCTACAAGATGGCCATGCTCCACACCGGCTCAAAGCCACTGCCCGAGGATGCCTTGCGCGAATATCTCAAAAACGCCCCCTCCTATCTTGGCCGCAAGAGCGCACGCTTCAAGTTTATCATCGACGGCATCGAGCAAAAGGTTTCAGCACCCGCGCCGGGGCAGGACAACCACAAGTACAGCCCGCGCCGCGCCCTCCTCTTCAACTACGACACCATCACCGCCCAGCACGGCATCAGCCTTGAGAGCGAGGAAGGCACGCCCCCGCCCCCGCAAGAGCCGCTGCCATTCTGAGCGGAAACAGCCTCAATCGCTCAATCGTTTCTCCCGATTAAATCGAATCAATCGGAAAAATCGAATCAATCGAAAGAATCGAATCAATCGAAAGAATCGAAAAAATCGGAAGAATTGAAAAAGCTGAAAAATCATCTCTGACTATAAAACATCACCACAATGGAAACCCCGAGAAAAGACACCCGCCGCCACAAGAACCAGCCCCCCGAGCAGTGGCAGATAGACTACATCATCGCCAATGCCGACGTGCGCCCCCGTGAGATAGTGGCCGAGGCCACAGGGCTTTGCCCCGCCACAGTGCGCCGCTACATAGGCCGCTACTGCCCCGACAAGCTGTGCCGCACCCGCACGGAAAAGTCCGCCTTCATGCGGAAAGAGGTGGAGCGGCTCTACCCCACCATGACCGTCACCGAGATAGCCAACCTGCTCGGATGCACAGTCTCCTACGTCAACAACGTCTCCTTCCGCAAGGGGCTGCGCCACAACGAGGAGACCCTGCGCCGCATCCGTGAAACGTGGAACAACAACCGCAAACGCGCCTACGCCCCCGACGTGCTTGTCAAGCGCGGGGCTGCGCAGCGGCGGCTCTTCAAAGTGGAGCGGTTGCGGAAGCTCTCCGGCCTGCCGCAAAAAACGCGCCGCCACTTCCGCGAGCTGCCCCTGCGCGTCATGAACGGGCGCAACTTCCTCATCCGCCGTGGCTACTGCCTGCCCGACCCCGATGGCGATTATCTCACGCTCATCATCACCCCCGGGTGCAAGCCCTTCCCCAACCGCATCAACGCCACCGAGCAGTATTTCGCCCAAAAATACGGCGTCACCTTCAAGCACGTGGAAACCGCGCCCGCCGAGCCGGCCGCTTCAATCGCTTCTCCCGATTAAATCGTTTCAATCGTTTTCTCTCGTTTCAATCGTTTCTCCCGATTAAATCGATTAAATCGAGAAAATCGACAAAAAAATAAAAAAACCCCCAAACAATAAAAACCATGACCATCACCAACACCACCTTCAACGCCTTCCTGCCCGCCCTCCGCACGCCGGGCGACGAGGTTTTCACCAAAATGCAGGCCGCCATCGACCGCGCCAGCCAAATGCCCCACGTTGTGGAATATGAGAAATATTGCACCGATGAGAGCGGCCTGCTCCCCACGCTCGAAAGATATGTGTGCGTCACCGCCGCCTACGAGGAGCTGCCCGCGCTCGACCTCGTGGCCACACCCACCGGCTTCGGAGTGGTGAGCAACCAAAACACCGCCCCCGCATCGCGCGACCGCGTGAATGCATACCGTGAGCAGCTGCGCATAGAGCGCACCTCCGTGTGGGAAGCCCTCCTAATGGGTCTCTTCGCCACCACGTGGAGCGACAGCCGCGACTGCCGCTCGCTCATCGTCTGCAACCTCTTCTTCGCCCCGTTCCTCTTCCGCCGCTTCGGAGTGAGGGACGAGGGGCGCGAGGTCTATTTTGAGGAGATGCTCAACATGCAGCCCGCGCTCCATCAGGCGCAGGACTATCTTGAAGGCATCATCTCGCCCGCGCTCCATGAGCGTCTTTCCCTGCTCCAGCCCAAAGAGGACAGCCTCGATGCCGTGCCAGCCCTCGCCATAGAGCGCAGCCGCCGCCTCATGGCCGCCATCATGCAGCGCAGGCCGCCCCGCGATGTGCAGCGGCTCACACGCACCCTGCTTGACCACATACGCGCCCACAAGGAAGAGTTTCCCGAATACACCGCCTCCGCCGAGTACGCCGCGCAGACCGCCAAGCCCTACCAGAACGAGCGCGAACACCCCACCTTCTTCTTCGGATGAGCGGGGGCGGGGCAACCTTTTCTCTCGTTTCAGTCGTTTCAGTCGTTTCTCTCGATTAAATCGAATCAATCGAAAAAATCGGAAGAATCGAATGAAGCCCCCACGATGAAAAAAAGTTCTTGTTAGTTTTCATAGATCTCTTTTTTGTTATAAGATTTGGTTAGAGTGGCGGCCCCGCAGCGATGCGCGGCCGCCACGTTTTTTTGCCTTTCAGCGCGTCACCTTGCGCTTCATCACGCGCACGCCCCCGCCCGCACACGACGTGAAATCCCGATTTCACGTCATGAAATTGTGATTTCACGTCATGAAATTGTGATTTCACGTCATGAAATCACCGTTTCACGTCATCTCCTGACGGCGGCCTTTTTCCCCTTTTCAATCGTCTCTCTCGTCTCAATCGCTTCAATCGTTTCTCTCGAAAAAATCGTTTCTCTCGAAAAAATCGAATGAAACGAATGAATCGAATGAGCCGCAAGAGCCGCCATTCTTCACGAAAAACCCGCGTTAACGAAGCCTAAAATCGCGAGAATTGTTTTTCTCACACGGGGGGGTGTTTCGCCGACTACACTGACTACACTGACTACAAATAGAAAATAACATCTGAATATCAAGAGAAAACATATAGAAAAACTTGTAGTCAGGGGGTGACTACAACTGACTACAACTGACTACATTTTTCCCCAAAAACCGCCCCGCTGACTACACCGACTACATATTTTCGCGTTTGTAGTCACCCCATTTTTGTTGATAACCAAGCAAAAAGCCCCTTGTAGTCAGTTGTAGTCAGTGTAGTCACCCCCCGCGCCATTTCCTCACGGCGAAACAAAAGCGATTCGCGATTTTAAACTCTGTTAGTGAAAAATAAATCTAAATAAGCTCCACCAACTTCCGCAATTCCGTTAAAACACTATTTTTGCGAGACAGCTGCCCGCGGCCTGTTTCCTCCCGCTTCAATCGTTTCTCTCGAATAAATCGAATGAATCGAAAGAAACGAAAGAATCGAATGAATCGAAAGAACGCGCCCGCCATCCGCTTCCCCTCTTGCCCTCAAAAGAAAATGTTAGTTATCACCATCGCCCTCCCGCCTTTTCTCTGCCAGTGGCTCAAGAGCCGCATGGGCGACCCTGCCCGCTTCCCAAACGGCTCGTATGAAAACGCCCTTATCGCCCGCCACCTCTCAAAAAGGCCATCGCAAAAGGCTCAATCGTCTCAATCGTTTCTCTCGATTAAATCGTTTCAATCGAAAGAATCGAAAAAATCGAATGAGGCGAATGAAGCCTCCCTCGCCCGCATCGCCGCGCCGTCGGTGCGCGGCAAGCCGCCCGGGAGCTGGAACTATCTGCCACGGCGCGGGCGCGATGAGCTGCGTGCCGCCATTGTGACCCTCTTCACGCTCGACCTTTGGAACTCGTGCGTATCTTTGCTCGCCAACCGCACGGTTTCGCTGGGCGAGGGGCTTGATGAGTGGTGCCGCTCACGCTCCATCACGCCCGAAAACCGTGAGGCCGTGCGCCAGAGGTTTTACCGCCTGCGCCGCGCCTACGCCGCGCGGGGGGTCATACTTGGCCGCCGCTACCGAAAGGGCTAACGCGGCGCGGTGAGAAAAAAATTTTTTCTTGACGCGGGCGGCGCGAAACGAACAAGGGGCGCGGGCGGCTTCAATCGTTTCTCCCGATTAACTCGATTAAATCGAAAGAATCGAATGAAACGAAAGAATCGAATGAAAAACATGAAACCCATCTCTCCTCATGAAAAAAGTGTATTTCAACAAGATGCAGCGCGAGGTGTGCGCCATCGGGGCGCGTGACAGCGTGATCGTGGCAGGGCGCGGCACGGGCAAGGGGCTGCTCCACGCCGCCATCAACCTCAGGAACTTCCAGGCCATGCCACGCTCAACCACCGCCATCATCGCGCCCAACGCCATACGCGCCAAGACCAACACCATCCCCTCCATGACCATGCACTGGGAGGCGTGGGGCTACAAGCGCGATGTGCATTGGTGCATTGGCCGCCGCCCGCCCAAGCAGTTGGGATGGCCGCACCCGCTCATCGAGCCCGACGACTGGGGCAACGTCATCAGCTTCTACACTGGCGCGATTGCGCAAATCATATCGCAAGACCGCAGCGGCACGTCAAACTCCAAGAGCTTCGACTTCCTTGACATTGACGAGGCGAAGTTTATCAAGTTTGAGCAGCTGAAAAACGAGACGTTTCAAGCCAACCGTGGGCAGCAACGGGAGTTTGGCCACTGCCCGTGGCATCATGGCATGCTCATCACCTCCGACATGCCCATTGACCGCAAGGGCAGCTGGTTCCTGCGCTACGAGGACAGGCAGACCACCGAGACCATCGCGCTCATCGAGGCCATCTTGGCAGAGCGGGCGCAGGCGGCTCAATCGTTTCAATCGTCTCAATCGTCTCTCTCGAATAAATCGGAAGAATCGAATGAATCGAAAGAAGCTGGCGATTTCCCCGCCCCGCACGATGTGCGGCGGATGCTTGAGCTTGAGAAAGCCCTGCCCGAGCTGCGCCGCCATGCGCTGCTCTTCCGCCGCTACTCTTCGCTGACCAACATGGAGGTATTGGGCGAGGACTTCATCAGGCAGCAAAAGCGCGACCTCCCGCCACTCGTTTTCCAAACCTCCATACTCTGCCAGCCGGTCACCATATTAAAGGATGGCTTCTACTCATCCATGCAGCCGTGGCACAAATATACAGCCGCAAACTTCTCCTACCTTGACAGCACCGACTTCGCCGCCGTGCCCTCCGCGCCCGACTGCCGCGCCGACTCCGACATACTGCGCGATGAGCCGCTGCGCATCGCCTTCGACTACAACCGCAACATCAACTGGCTCGTGTGCGGGCAGAGCGACGAGGGGGCGGGCAGGATGAACACGCTCAACTCCTTCTATGTGAAATATGAGCGCAAGCTGCCTGAGCTTATAGCCGACTTTTGCCGCTACTACGACGCGCTGCCGCTCCACGAGGTCATCTTCTACCACGACTCCACCGCCCTCGGCTCTAACTACGCGGTCAACAACGAAGACTTCCGCTTCGTCATACAGAGCGAGCTGACACGGCGCGGCTGGCGCGTCACGCCCGTATATATCGGCCACCCCATGAACCATGCCGAGAAACACCTTTTGATAAACAACGGCTTCGCGGGAAACAACCGCCTCACGCCCTACTTCAACGAGGAGCGCAACCAAGACCTGCTCATCTCCATACAGACCGCCGGCGTTTACAACGGCAAGAAGGACAAGCGCGGCGAGAAACTTGCCGAGACCGAGGAAGACCGCCTTGAGGCACGCACCGACGGAAGCGACGCATGGGACACCCTTTATATAGGCTGCGAGAAGTTTCCCGCCACCTCGTTCCCGCTTGCCTCCTCAAGCAACTGGGCGTGAGCCGCATGCATATTCCGCCCCGCGAAAGGCGGGGCGGGGCGTTCCTGCCGTAGGGCGCTGGTGGAGTTCGCTCCCAGAGGCGGAAGGATACGCCCCCGCGAGGTGCGGCCATCCCCTTGTGACAGAAAGCCTTCCGACAAGGCCGCTCCGCACGGTTTTAGCGGTTTTTCAGCGGTTTATGCCGCTTTCAGCCGCTTCAATCGTTTTTCTCGATTAAATCGAAAGAATCGAAAGAAACGAGCGAACGCGCCCGCCTGCCCTCTTCCCCCGTCTTTTGTCCCGCCCTGCGCCGCGCCCCACCTTTGCGCCGTGGCCACAAAGAAACAACCCCTTTCCGTCTAACCCTAAAAAAAATCAGAAAAGCCATGATTCAGTACGTCACGCGCAAAAAAACCTCCCCAAAGACGGGCGAGAGCAAATACTACGCGCAGATGGCCCCCGTCCTTCCCGTCTCGCAGGACGAGCTGGCCTCCTACATCAACGACCAGACCACCGTATCGAAGACCGACATCAAGGCCATCCTTGTAGCCCTCGACAACGCGCTCATCCACTACCTCAAGCTCGGTCTCTCCGTGCGGCTGGGCGACGTGGGCAGCTTCCGCCCCACCCTCTCGAGCAAGGGCGAGACCAATGCCGATTCCGTCACCGCCGAGAGCGTGAAGGCCGTCCGCGCACGCTACACCATGGGCAGCGTGCTGCGCAAGGCGCTCAAGCCCGAAAACCTGCAAATTCAGAAATTCACCGTACCCACGGTGGCTGAATAAACCCTATCTTTGCCCCACGCAGGGGCGGGGACGCTCTTGCCCCGCCCCTGCGCCAAGTTTTTTTCCCCGCCCCATGCAAAAGCCCTGCCCCCGCTGCCACACCGTGAAGCCCGCCGCCGCCTTTTACCGCGACAGCTCGCGCCCCGACGGCCTTTCCTACTACTGCCGCGAATGCACGCGCTCCATCATACGGCGCAGCCGCCTGCGCCCGCTCCCGCCCTCAATCGAATCAATCGGAAAAAACGCCTCAATCGAATAAATCGTTTCAATCGAATAAATCGAAAGAAATCTCTTCAATCGAATAAATCGAAAGAACCGATTAAATCGAAAGAACCGCATAAATGGGTAAAAAGATTTTCATCATGTTGCATTGTTTTAGTTAGAGAAAAGTGAGAAAAACCGTAGATTCGCACTGTGTTACAGGTTAGCAAGCCAACAAAAGTTTATTCTCTTCCGTGGCCGCCCGCAGCGATGCGCGCGGCCACGGTTTTCTTTTTTGTCGGCACGGCCTTCCCTTTGTCTTTTCTCATATCCGCGCGAAAACGCTATCTTTGCCCTGTAAGCAAACAATAAAAGAAACACCATTCCCGCCCCATGAAATCCTACACCTTCGACATCGACTCCTACATTGGCTACCCCATCTCCAAGCAGTGGGTGGCCGCGCAGCTCAAGCAGGCGGGCGGCAAGCCCGTCACCGTGCGCGTCAACTCCTACGGGGGCGACGTGCAGACCGCGCTCGACATACGCCAGCAATTCATTGACCACGGCAATGTGACCGTCTATATATATGGCATGACCGCCTCCGCCGCCACCATTCTCGCCATGGGCGCGAAGGAGATTTGCATGAGCCGCTACGCCCTCATGCTCATCCACAGCTGCTCGCAGTTTGTGGAGCTTTTCGACAGCATGAACGCCGAAGAGCTTGAAAAAACCATCGCCGGCCTTCTGAAAGCCAAGGGCGACCTTGAGCAGGTTGACTCGGTCATCGCCGCGCTCTACGCCGCCCGCACAGGCAAAAAAGCCTCCGAGATGGCCGCCGTCATGAAGGAGGGCAGGTGGCTCACAGCCGGGGAGTGCCTCTCTCTTGGCCTCTGCGACAAACTCATTGAGGAGGGCGAGCCTGAGGAGCTGACCGACCGCGTGCGCCACCAGTTCGCCGCCTGCGGCCTGCCACTGCCCGCCCAAACGGAAGAAACGGCTCAATCGAATCTCTCGATTAAATCGAATCAATCGAATGAAGCGAATGAAGCGAATGAATCGAATGAAGCGGCTGAACCCCCCGCTCCCGGAGAGAAAAGCCGCCCCGAAGGCATTTTTGAAAGAATACTCCAAGCTCTCAAACTCTCAAAAAATTCCGCAGACATGAACAAACACGAACAAACACAGCAACAAACAGCAACCCCCCAGAACAGCCCCGCCACCTCTGAGATGGAAGAAAAAATAAGCCTTCTCGAAGAGGAGAACAAGAAGCTCCGCGCCCAAGTGGCCGCGCTGCAAAAGGCCGACGGCGAGGAGACCCCCTCCGACGCGCCCAAAAACGACGGCGCGACAGAGCAGCCCACCGCGCTTTCCATGCTCCAGAGCATACGCCACGCGCTCTAAGGAAACTCCTCCAACCGTTTCAACCGTTTTAAATCGTCTCAATCGAATAAATCGGAAGAAACCGCTGAAACGATTTAACCCCAAGAAAGAAACCAACACAAAAACTCATCACCCACATGGCACAGACAATCGTAACCCTTGCCGACCTGCAAAAGTCGGCGCACACCTACGAGCGGCAGCTCCTGCAAATGCCCGTCATCGCGGCAGAGGACACGCTCAAGCACATGACCCCCATGCCCGGCGTTTTTGGCCGCCACACGCTCACGGAAATTTCCGGCTCGTTTGAGCTTGGCCCTTACAAGCGCGACCGCTGGGCAGACGGCGCAGTCACCCTCACCCCGCGCACCCTTGAGACCTATCTCGGAAACAACGCGCTCAACTTCGACCCCAACGAACTCTACGGCACCATCTTTGGTGAGCGCGTGTTTAAGGGCGAGGCGCTGAAGAGCACGCAAATTGCGCAGGACATTCTCTCCTACATGGCCGCACAGCTTGGCCGCTCGCTCAACATGGCCATCTGGTCTGCCAAGCGCGACGACGCGGGCGACACCACCGCCACACTCTTCAACGGCTTCGACACCATCACCGAAGAGGAGGTGACCGCCGGCAACCTCGCAGCTGCCCACGGCAACTACATGGAGCTGACCGAGGCCATCACGGAGCAAAACGCCGTGGACATCTTCCAGAGCATCTACGAGGGCGCAAGCGACGAGCTGCAAGGCATTCCCGTCAACATCTATTGCACCAAAGACCAGTATCGCAAGTATCTCAAGGCTTACAAGGCCGAGACCGGCGCAATCATCTATAACGACAAGTATGAGCAGACCACGCTCGAGGGCTCGGACGGTCTGGCCACCTTCGTGCCGCTCGTCAGCAAGAAGGGCAGCTCCTACATCCACATCGCCCCGCAGCGCAACCTCGTGTTTGGCTACGGCAACGGCCTGCCCAACGAGGGCGTGACCGTGGAGAAGTACAAGCCCTGGGAGTTTACCCTTGAGGCCGCGCTCGTGTTTGGCGTGCAGTTCGCCTCCGTATCGAAAGAAGTCCTCATGGTGGCCAAGACAGCCGCCACGGCATAAGCCCCGCCCCGCTTCAACCGTTTCTCTTGATTAAGCCGTTTCAATCGTTTCGCTCGAATAAATCGGATAAACCGAAAGAATCGAATAAACCAAGAGAAACGATTGAGGCGTTTGAAAGTAAACCAAGAAAAAAGCAAAAATCACCATGGCAAAATCATGCTCCGACGCCTCTCTCTATGAGAGCCTGAAATTCTGCAAGGGCACCACCGTGCTGCCCGGCATCCGCCAAGTGGGCTACTTCATCCCGAAGGACGACATCACCAAATGGCCCACACTCCCCTCCACCGCCACGACCGACGTGGGCGTGCTTGCCACCTACAACGGCAGCTTCACCACAGCCGCCGACAAGAAATGGCACCGCATCGACTTCACGCTGAACAAGGGGCAAATCTCCGCCGAGACACAGGGCGACATCCCCGCCCGCACGTTTCTCAACAAGGCCACGCTCTACCACCCCGAAATCGATGAGATTGCATCGGGCGTGGTGCGCCAGATGCTCACCGACGACATTGTGTATCTCGTGCAGCTGAGAAACGGCAAGTGGCGCGTGCTGGGAAACGAGAGCTTCCCCACCGACACCAAGCCGCAGCAGCAGAGCGGCGAGGGCACCAGCGGCGACTTTGGCACAACGCTCGAAATCGAAGTGACCGACGTATGCCCCGCGCCCTACTACACCGGCACGCTCACAACCGACGACGGCGAGATAGACTGCTCCGGCACAAGCTCGACCACCACCGGCGAATAATAAAAAAGCGCGTTCGCGAGGAGTCTTGAGAAAGAACCCTCCTATATCTCTCTTATCCCCGGCCGCTGCCAGCATTAAAGCGTCACGACGCGATAACGCGGCAGCGGCTTTTTTCAAAAAAACACCTTCCCCCGATGGATGACAAGATAACCGCCGCCATGCAGGAGTGGCTGGCAAAGGACGCACCCGACCGCGACATTGAGCAGGGCGCCTCGCTGCTGCTCTCGCTCAACCGCAACCGCATCCTTTACAACCACATCGTGCGCCGTCCCGCAAAGATGGCCGCGAAGCTCGAATATGAGCTGAAGAAGCACCTGCGCATCCGGCTTGACGGCCTCACGGTGAGAGACGTGGCGCTGATGGAGCGCAAGGTGCTGCCCGCAGCCGACCTCACGCTGAAAAAACACACCGCCCAATACGTGGGCAAGCGCAAGGACCACGACAGCCTGCCCGACGACATTCGCGCCCTCTGGGACAGGAACGGCGACGTGTGGAACAAGCTCAAGAAAACGCGCGAGACCCTCCGCCAGATGGAGAGCCTTGAGCCGTGCGACCGCTACGAGCTGTGCAAAATCCTCTCCGAGCTCGACACGGAATATCACCGCAACCTCACGCTTTACGACAGCTACAAGGGCGGGGACACTCTTGCCCCCTCTCAATCGAAAAAATCGACTCAATCGAAAAAATCGAATCAATCGAAAGAAACGAATCAATCGAATCAATCGAAAGAAACGGTTAAATCGAAAAAAGCCCAAAAAGAGACCCAAGCATGAACCCCGAGGTAATACAGCGCACACAGCGTTTTCTCTTCGCCTCAGAAGAGGAGATGAACAAGGCACGCATCCCGAAGCCCATTCAGGAGCGGCTCTTGCGTATGCGCTCCATTTACAACTGGTGGCTGCTCAACCCGCGCCTGCTCGACAACGCCGTGGTGGCGGAAATGAAAAAACGCTACGGACTATCCCACTCGCAGGCTTACGACGACTTGCGGCTCATCAAGATATGCCTCGGCAACCTCAACCAGTGTACGGCGGACTATTACCGCTACGTGTTCCTGCAAAGGGCGGAGGAGGCTTTTGAGATGGCGCGTAAGAAAGACGACCCCCGCGCCTTCGCGCAAGCCCTCGCCACCTTTGGAAAATACACCCGCCTCGACCTGCCCGAAGGCAACACGCCCGACTACTCCCAAATCGTCCCGCAGCAGTTTGAGATAACCGCCGACCCCGAGGCCGCAGGCTTCCGCCGCATACCCGACCTCGAAAAGAAAGTGCGCAAAATGCTCGCCTCCTACATACAGGAGGCCGCACGCCCCACACCCGCCCTCGCCGAGGCCGTGGAGGTGAAGCCCATCTTCGTGAAAGGAGAGGGAAAGGCGGCGGCAGAATAAAAAAAAACGGCTCAGCCGCTCAGTCGTTTTTCTCGATTAAATCGATTAAATCGAGAAAATCGATAAAAAATAATAACCCCCCACCATGTTTATCAACCGCATCGCATTTTGCTCGGCAAGCCTGCTCACCTCCGCGCTCGTTTTCCCGCCCTCATCGCAGGTGGTGCTGTCAGCCGACCTCGCCACCAAAGACTTGCCGCTCGCCGGCCTCGCCGCGCTCGAAGTGAGCGAGGAGATGAAGGACGGGCAGCGCATATTCACCTCAAAGCTCACCGCCACGCTCTGCGAGGAGTTTGAGCCGCCCGCCGCGCCCATCGCACTGCTCATGCGCCTCACCGACGGCTCGCGCCTGCTTCTCGGCACGTCTGCCCGCCCCTTCCCCATCGTGGCCATGTCGCTCAAACGGCCCGAAAAGGCAAGCTCGCAATCAGCCTGCACACTCACCGCCACATGGACAGCCCCCACGCCCGCGCTCAAAATAACAAGCGACCTCGCATGGGGCGCGTAACTATTCCCCTCACTATCCCCTAAGAAAAAAATGCTGCTCCCGCAAACCGAGACCTCCGCCGCCACATCACTGGCAAAATGGCTCTTCGCCGTGTGCCTGCTCCCCGTCTATAATATATATAAAGGGGCGGAGTGGCTGCTTCTCGCCGTCATCGTGTGCGTCATCGCCGACTATCGCTTCGGGCGCGGCGAGAGCCGCAAGCGATACGAAAAGGCGAAGGCAGACGGCGACCAAGCCGCCATGCTCCACTGGCAGTGGCGCAAGAGCCGCGCATGGAGGCGCACCCTCACCAAGACGGGCGACTATTTCCTTATCGTCACGCTCGGCGTTTTCATAGGCCGCGCCTTTTTGCCGCTGCTCGGCGTGGCGCACTGGTGGGGCGGCTTCACCGCGACCGCCGTGTGCTGCCTCTGCGAGATAGTGAGCATAGCGGGGCATTTCTGCTATCTGAAAGGCGTGGACTTTGACCCGCAAGACCTCCGCCACACGCTCACGCGCTTCCTCATCGCACTCGCCCGCCGCAAAATGCCCGACATAGGCGGCGCACTCGGCGACGCGCTGAAAGAAAGGGGCGGGGAAGCCCAAACGGGAAAACCTCTTCAATCGAATCAATCGAATCAATCGTTTCTCTCGAAAGAATCGGAAGAAACGAAAGAATCGAATC